CGCTTCACGAGTTAGGACACTGGACGGGTCACGAATCGAGACTTGATCGCGAGTTCGGTAAGCGGTTTGGCGATCATGCCTATGCCGCCGAGGAACTGGTGGCCGAGATCAGTTGCGCCATCACACGAGCGCGGATCGGGTTATCTGGCGAGGTTCAACATGCCAGCTATTTATCGCACTGGCTTGACGTATTGAAGAAAGACCCGAGATTCATATTGACGGCGGCGAGTGCCGCCAGCAAGGCCAGCGATTTCTTGATCGATAAGTGACCCCGACCAGCAGCACAGTTCTTATTTTGTGCTGCTACTCGGTTTCATTGTCGAAACCGTTCACCGGAGATAAATACAATGTATACGATCTATTTTGATTTTCGTGGTAAAGGCGGATTTATCCAAAATATTGACGAGTCTGCATTGGCGATGATGGAACAGATTATTTCTCGCAGGGCGTTTATCGTCTTTGTGGAGAAACAAACATGAGCCACCAAGTAAAATTCGTTATTTGGATAATGGACGAGCAAAATATGAAGTGGGTCGTGATCCGGTCATGCGATATCAACGAGTTGCTCTCGATGCGCCGAGAACTCCTTGAGTGTGGAATTGAATGTACCACGATCAAAAAGGAGAAGCTTAGATGAGAGATATGAAGCGGCTCCTGCAAGCAATCTATGACGATTACATGTTTGTTCCTAATAGCGAAGTCATAGAACAGATCATCGGTGGCAAGAAGTATCGATTCATTTTGCCGCAAGATCGGCAAGATCAACGCCAATGGCAAGAAGCATATTCGGAGGTTGAAAGCAATGAATGATCTTATTCACAACCAAATATCTTTACTGGAATCACAGAGCTTTTGGAATGAAATTTATCTCAAGTTCCCTGGTTCTGAAGAATATATTATCAAGTGTTTGCTTGATAACGAGCTTCGTTATCTTGAGGATAACGAATATATTTTTGAACAATGGGAGAAAGATCGGTTGCGCTATCTGCGTGATCGCAAGAATGACAACGGCGGTTCTTTTTAGGAGATAACCATGTCAGCATCATTTAACATTCATGGCGTATATCGTATCGAGGTTTCAGCCTACACGTTTCCCTATTTTGAAGGGCAAACAGAAGGCAGAAAAACCCACGTTCAGAATATCTATTTATATGACGAGAATGATCGTCGTATAGGTGATATCGGAATCTTTCTCGAAGACCCGAACGCGGCGATGCGCGTTGGGAATCTTGAAAAGCTTGATATTGAAGAGTCTTACGTGAGTCTTTAACTTATCTACCGGAAGTGGTATAATACACTTCCGGTAATTCTTTAAGCGAGAGCATATGAGACAACTTCATTGGGATCCAACTGCTATATGGCGGGCTGGTATGGATAATATCAAGACTCACATTCCATGCAATACTCGCATGATCGATCTAGCTGATTGGCTTAGGTCAATCGGCTGCGAGTTGGATTGGGATTGTTACGAAAAAAGATTGCAAGTTGTTCCACGTAAGGAGAAGAGATATGCAAAGCCTAATGGCCGTATTAAGTTCGGCCAAAAGTAACCCATCACCATTAATTTTGTGGTGTAATCGGAAGTTTGAATTTGTCAGCGTAGGATATGCACCTGAAATAAGATCGATGCAGATCGCTTGCTTCGATTATAACAACAAGTGTCGGTTATGTATCCGATACCAAGTAGATTTAGAAAGTGACAAATGGAACTATGATATTGTCACGGGAAGCAAGTACAGGAGAATTGAAATCGAATAAATAATAAAGCTCTCGATAATGCCAGTTACCGAGAGCTTGTTGCTAACCAAAATCAGGAGAGATTCATGATAGCTGATTTTCAGCGTATCCCAAACGTGGTTGCCTGTCAATACCTTGACGATCAGATCGCCAGCCGATTAGATGAAATGATCGGAAAGTGGCTCAGTCGAGAACCTGCCATCGCAGAAGCGCATCGCAAGGCTATTCAGGCCGCTAACAACGAGTTTCATGCGTATGAAGAGTGGTTGTGCCAGCAAGCCCCACCCGATGACGATCTGCCCTGGTAAGATAACCGAGTGCGCCACGGAGGGCGCTAAGTGAACCCGAAGCATAGGCAGTATGCTGCTTATGCTCGGTTTCATTTGGAAACCGATAACCTAGAGAAATTACAATGAGAAACCCAAGACAAATTGATAGACTCAATGAATCGATTGAAGAACCTAACCGCAAAGCAGGCGTAAAATGCAAATGCGGAAGTGTAAATACAGTATGGATTTATGGTGGTGGATACCAAGATGCCGATGCTTCAAGAGGTATGCCAATAATTGAAACAAATGGAGAAATTGCATGTAATGACTGTGGATTTACTTGGTGGGATTGATAATTGGTAAAATGCAAGAAGGAGTGATTTAATGAAAACTTTTGTAGAATTGAGAAAGATCGATGTATCTGAACACATCGAAAAGAAGAATAATCTATCATATCTGTCCTGGGCGTTTGCAGTAGATGAATTGCTGCAAGCCGATCCGGCGGCGGTATGGGAGTATAGGTTCTTTGATTATGAAACCGGGCAGGTTCCCTATTGCCGGATCAATGAAACCTGCATGGTATTTTGCGCGGTGACTGCATTTGGTAAAACCATGATCGCCCAGTTGCCGGTCATGGATCATCGCAACAAGGCTATTCAGAATCCCGATGCCTTTGCCGTCAATACCGCCATGCAACGCTGTTTGGCGAAAGCGATCAGCCTACACGGTATCGGATTGTATATCTATGCTGGCGAAGACTTGCCTGAACAGGAGAAACCAGAGCCGGTATCCGAAGAAATGATTGTGTCGGTATTAGCGCATATTGAAACACTGATTAGCGAGGATCAGGTGAGGGCTTATTATCCGAAAGCCAAGGCTGGCTTAAAAATCATCGGCAAGGGTCAACTCCAGGATCGGTTGGAAACCGCTTGCAAGAAGCGGATTGCAAAGATTCAGATTGAGAATGCAAAGCGTGAAGGGCTTGATTCTCAATCAGATCGTACTGATTAGTATATATTAATAACCGAGACTCCATCATTATCGGTGGAGTCTTTATAACCATAAAGGAAATTATAATGGAGATTGTCGATCTTGAAGAACGAGTAAGGTTCTTTGATAAGAGAAGGAATCAATATGGGATCTTGGTTACAAGGAAGTATCATAAAACAACCTTATGGATAATGCTTTACGATGATTGGACTATCGAAGAGCTAACCCAGTCTGATTTAAAGACAATCACTAAGGTACAATGAAATGATATGCACATCATGCGGTGAAGAACGAGACGATGTGGAACGTCGTTATTCATTTTGCGGCATGTCGCTTGGAGCGATGGGTTCGGCGACTGGTTGAACGGAGGAAGAAATGGCAAAGGCACTACCGAAAAAATGGTTTGCAGGATTTAAGGCCAGCATTTCACTGCGAAAAGTCGATAAGTGGGCTGAACACAGGAAGTCGTTCAGGCCGTATTTTGACACATGGGAAGAAGCGCATTTGCACATGCTTTGCGCAGCCGAAAAGCGCCTTGATAAGGCCAAGCGCGAGGCAAAATCCGCAGAACGTCACTTGGAAAAAGTGCGCTCATTGAAGACGCCGAACGCAGAGTTGAGCGGCGGCGAAGCCGTACGATCGGACGACTTGTGGGAATCAATTGATTCTGTTAAACGTTAAACGAGGTAACTATGTTTTATTCTACAGAAATAAATGCTTTTATTGGTTCTGATTCTAATGAAGAAGTACGATGTGAATGTATATCAGTATATAATAATAAAGAGCATGATGTTGTTAAAATATCACAAGGAGGAATTGAAATATGTATTAAGAAAGAACATATAGATATATTCTTAAAAATGATTAAAGATTGTATGCGATAATCTTATAAACATTAGGAGATAAATAGAATGACTCCAACCACGCAACAACGCGCCATCATCGACCGAGTAAGAAGTGGATGCAATCTCTCGGTAAACGCCGGTCCGGGTACCGGTAAAACGGCAACCAATGGAATGGTGGCAAAGGCGTCCACGGATAAGAACATCGTTAACTTCTGTTTCAATCGCAGTACCAAACTACAAGCCGATCAGAAGATGCCGGCTCATGTTAAGAATTACACTTTTCATGGTGCGGCATACGCACAGATCGGCAAGTATTACGCGGGCAAGTTAAACACCAAACTCCAACCGAACGTGATCGCCGGTCGGTTTGGGTGCGATGCGAGAACGGCGATGCTTGCCAAGTATACCTTGCGGCGTTATGCCCTATCCGATGATGGCGCGATCATGGGCTGGCACGTACCTCGCGAGGCGGTGCTAGCGGTGGATGAGAAGGATCGCAACGCTTTCAAGGATGAGATCGTCACCCTCGCCAAGAAAACCTGGTATGCCTGCATGAATTACAAGGATCGTTCATTTGGGATCGAGCATGACTTCTATTTGAAGCAGTGGGTTGAGGAAGGTGCTCGCTTGCCAGGACGGTTTCAACTCGGGCTGGTGGACGAGGCTCAGGATATGGTTCCGGTGAATATCAAAGCGATCCACAAGATGCGTTTCGAGCAGACCGTGCTTACTGGCGATCCTAAGCAGGAGTTGTATTTGTGGCGCGGCGGGCAAGATGCAATGCGAGCGATGGGTTATGACGAGTTGCCGCTTACGCTATCTCATCGGTTTGGACCCTCCATCGCCGATGTTGCCAATCAAGTGATCGATCTATTTCCAGAAAAGCATCATCACTTGACCGGCGATGCCAAGATCGATAGTTCGATCTGCTATGGATCGCCAATCGATCCGCATGTAGTATTGTGCAGGAGCAACGCCGGGCTGCTCGGTGAAACCGTGAACGCGGTACGCAAAGGCAAGCGGATTCACGTGGTGGGCAGTATCTTTGATTCGATCTTGCTGATGGAGAGTGCGTGGTATCTGTCAATCGGAGAGAAAGCCAAGGTCAAGCATCCGACCATGGCGATGATCGGTGACTGGAATGCGGCGCTAGAACTGGCTACCGAGGATGCTGAGATCGCGCAAGCGGTCAAGCGAGTCGATGAATACGGTGGTCAAATTCCCTCGCTGGTGGACGAGTTACGCTGCGCCGGCGAGACCAGCCGCGACCGAGCCGATGTGGTACTTTCTACCGTCCACAAGTTCAAAGGCGACGAAGCGGATGTGGTAAAATTAGGCGATGACTTCCCCGATTTGGTACGGTGGAGCAAGAAGGATCGCGCCTATATCCCACTAAAAGGCGAGTTGTGCGTATTCTTTGTGGCCGTCACTAGAGCGCGGCGGAAGTTATACGCCAATCGCACCATGGAACAGTTGAAAGTGTGGAAAGAACTCTTATGAGGACGCTACTAAACGTTATTATCTCATTAATCCTGATGGCTTTATTTATAGGTAAGTTATACGTGCTGGCGATATTGCTATTGTTAGCCTTTGCATGGCGAGGTTTGTAATGGCTAACTATCTAAGGAAAGCCAAGCGAGCCGAGTTGCAAGTGGATAGGGCTTGGCGCAAGCAAGAGAAAGCCAAGCGGCGATGTTGCCCGCACTGTAAAAGTAAGTCGATCATAAAAGCAAATGACGGATGGCAGTGTAATAATTGCCATAGACTGTTTTAAATGGTATAATTATTTCGTTTGGAGGTAAGTATGAGTGTTCGACAAGAGAATCGATACAAGAAACTAATAATCTCGCAAGGACGAGAGATAACTGACAGGCAGCGCGAGATTGAAGCGGCTTTTATGGTGCGCACGCCGAGAAAGTCAATAATGCCTCCAACTCCTTATGCGTGCCGCCGTGATGTTCGCGCATGGATGCGTAATAACGCGGAACATTATGAAACCGCCACAGAGATTGTCGAGGCAGCAAACATTATTTTTCGTTTGCCGGATGATTGTTTAGATGATGAAACGCATTGGATATGGGATGATGCGGTAGACGCAGTAGATGCAATTGACGAAGTATAGCTTTTAACTATTCACAAAGCGTATTCTTTCGAGAGTACGCTTGATGAATGGTTAATCATGCCATTCAAAACAAAGTAACTAACTCGGAGCAAGTAAATGGCTAGTTTAAACAAAGCGATTGGAACGTAGGGTTATGCGCATCGTTTCCGAAGCTGAGTTTTCCATGGCGATCCGGCTGCGGTTGATGGGCGTGAAGGCGCGGTCCGTAGTTGGGCCAGGCCGAAGTGGATCGATTGCCAGTGTGTATGCCTCGCACATTCTCGGAATTCCGTTTATACCATACGGCACCGAATGCCCTGAACATCTGCGCCCGCTGCTGATCGTGGATACGGCACGGAAGAGCGGCGCGACGTTGCGGAAGGCCGAACGCAGGTATGGCGGTGACTGCGTTGTGGTGCATGTGTTCAACGAGCCGCCAAGGCTGCGATTCTGGTACGAGCCAGAGGCGCATAACAAAGCAAAGTAAACCTACTCGGAGCAAGTAAATGGCTAGTTTAAACAAAGCGATGTTGATCGGCAATCTCGGCAAAGACCCGGAAACCAAAGTGATGGAAAGTGGAAAATCGGTTTGCAACTTTTCGGTTGCGACTTCGGAAACCTGGAAGGATAAGAACAGCGGCGAGAAGAAAGAGAAGTCTGAGTGGCATAACATCGTTGTCTTCGATAAGTTGGCCGATGTATGCGCCAACTATCTCAAGAAGGGATCGAAAGTCTATATCGAGGGCAAGATTCAGACCCGCAAATGGACGGATAAGAATGGGGTTGATCGCTACACGACAGAGATCGTGGCATCTGAAATGAAGATGCTATCGTCAAAGAAAGATGGCGAGCAACCGGCTAAGGCGGCTCCTGCTGCCGCACCTGCTGATGATTTTGACGACGACGTGCCGTTCTGATCTATTACATATGCGCCATGGATGGTGCAATTGATTGGAGATAAAGAATGGCATTATCTGATTATAGATTATGCGATGTATGCGGAGGAAAAGCATTTTATGATGCTGTTATGGAATATGAAGGCAAAACTCCATACCGTACTGCTGGTTACGCGCAATACGATGATAATGAAATGAATGAAAAACATGGATTATGCCTTGGATATTTAGGAGACTGGGCTGTTATTTGTTTATCTTGTTCTGTTAAATATAGAACAGCTATAGTGCCTAAAGATATATGGGAACGCATGAAGATATATGGGAACGCATGAACATAGAAAAATCGGAGAGATAAAAATGAAGAGTTGCGCTAATTGCGAAAATTATGTCAGAGAAGAAGAATCCTGGGAGATGCCTCATATTTATTGGTATGAGTGCAAAGCTCGTCCAGGAATGGAAAATCTTACTTCGTTTCCTTTCAAAAATACAAAATGCAAAAGTTTTACTCAAAAACAAATAGGTTCTTTATCAGAGATATTGATTGGAGATAAAAATGAGCAACGCACTTCTTAATTTCCATCTTATGATGGGAGAACCATGCGGTGATGCAGGATTAGATGAAATAGCAGATTGGGCAGGAGAACTTTTAATAAATGGTTCCGAGCGTTGGAGGCCAATCGAAACGGCTCCTCGTGATGGAACCTATATCATTATAGCCGGGAATAGTGGATATATGACGACTCCTCTTCGGGCTGGAGTATGCAGATTCGACAATGAATATCGTGAACCATATTCATGGAGAAATTATGCAAATGATAGCTTTTTAGACGGTGGAGAACCACCTATTGTTTGGATTCCATTGCCAAGGAGATAGATTATGATCACTAAAATGGATGCGGTAGAATATCATCTATTGAATAGTCTATCGGCTTCACAACTTAATCTACTCAACAAATCACCGGCGCACTATAAAGCAAGCATCGATGGTTTATTGAAATATGATTCAAAGGCGCTCGATCTCGGCAAGAAGGTTCACTTGCGACTGGAATCAAAAGAATTATTCGATCAGAAGTATGTGCTCAAAACAGCCGATCACGATGGGAGAACAAAAAACGGGAAAGCGGCCATCGCTGATATTAGAAGCAATGGTATGGAATTGATTACCAATGAGGAACTGGATCAGATAGAGAACACGATTCGCAGTTACGAATCGTGTAATGACGATCTGGTTAGGATTGCCAGGGAAAGTAATGGCATGAACGAGATTACCGTGCTGTGGGAGGAGCGCGACCGAGCCATGCGCTGCCGTCCTGATCGCTTGATCTATCCATCAGAAGAGGATGGTGAGTGGTTGTGCGAGCAGTTTCCGATGTTGTTCTCGTCATCGTTTGGGATTACATTGGACGTAGACTTCAAAACAACCTCAAGATTTCCCGATCCTAAAACCTGGTTCTGGCACAGCCGAGATTACGGGTATCCACTGGCGGCGAGTCATTATCTTACTGGTACCCATGCCGATGCGTTCTTGTGGATCGTGCTGGAAGTTAATCCACCGTATACCGTGACTCGGTATCTGCTATCGCCACAAACCAAGGAGCAGATGGACGTTAGGCGGCACGAACTGATCGATCTGTTGGAGAAATGCGAGGCCAGCAACACATGGCCATCGCTGGTTCTCAATAACACGGATACCCTGGTTTAGCGGGCCTGTAGGACGCCCTACAGCAAAGGCTACCCGAAACCCTAGGTAGCCTGCTAAAATCGCCTGTAGGGCTTCTCAGGCTGTTTTAAGGCCATTCACAAACGACACCATGGAAACACCCTACACCGCAACCGCGATCCGTATCCTGACGCCCGACGAGGCGGCGGATCGCTTTACCTTTGCCGAGGTCGCTCGGCTGGCATCTCGTTATCCATCGGTCGCGCCGGAGTTTATCGCTCGGTTGGTGGAGGCGTGCGCGCTTGCCAACTTCCCGCTCGATCTGGCGGTTCGACGTTATCTCGATAAGGATCGGTCGATATCGGTAACGCCTGAACTCCTGGAAGTCCATCGCGATTTATTAACGCGCGCTCATCGAGTCCCTCGTGCTTGACGACCTCATCGAGTCCCTATGATTACTTTTGGAGTACCAAAATGGTTGACGAAGTTTATTCTGGTGGATATCTAATCGAATCAGATGTGTTTGTTCCTGTTGTAAAACAACTTGCGGGAAATGGATTTGTTTGTAACGAGAACTTAGCAGCTAAGTTATGGACAAGATATTCAAAAGATCAGTACGCAACCTGGATTGCTATTGATGAAGAAAGTTTGATTAGATTCGTCGAGTGGATTGAATCTGATCTTGATCGTGATGCTGCATTATCTTAGATGACCATACTCATTGAGTCCCTGTCGAGTCCTACAAACCCTATCGAGTCCTTAGAGGAAGGCGACCCTGTCGAGTCCCTAACCGATACCGAGATCGACGAGTCCACCCTTCCCTATGCGCTGGAAGCCGAGATCGATCCGGTCGATGTAATGGTGCGCTTCATCCATCGACTTATCCAACGACCTTCCAAGAAGTTTCCCATCACCCCAGATCGAGACCGTCTGATCGTGACAGTCCTGCTCGCCATCATTTCTGACCCAAACCACTATCTAAACAGAATAGTTACCAATCCTTTGATGAAGGTCTATTTAGAGCGTGGTGGCAGAGTCTATCGGGCTGGTCCGATCGCCAGGAACATGCGGGAAGATGACCAGTTCGATCATACCGTTCAGTACCTTTACGACTATGGGATACCGATTCCTGATATTGCCAGAGCCTTGTCGGTAGGAAGGCGAGCCGTCGCCAAGCGTATCAAGTACCGACGTGGAGAAGATATTAAAACTTTCGAGAGCGATACTTGACTGCTTTCTATTAGCATGGTATTATACTTCCTGTTAAACGAGTTCAACGTAACAATCTATAGGATACATCAATGTCTTTCAACGAAATTATCGAAGGTAAGAATTCCGACGAGTTGGATGCTCTGATCAAGGCTGCGGAAGCGGCCAAACAGTCAGCCAAGGATCGCGATCTCGAAGAGTTCAACGAACTGGTGGAGAAGGTGAAGGCGCGTGGCGAGTCGCTCGGCCTGAACGTTCGCAGCTACTTTGTCGAGAAGAAGGTGATTTCAGACAAGTACGTCAATCCAGGAAATCCCGATCAGAAGTGGAACGGGCGCGGTCCTACCCCGGAGTGGATGAAAACTCTGTTTGGCGATCTTCCCAAGGAGCAGTGGAAGGAAGCCAAGAAGGCTTATCTGATTCAGTAAGCATCAATCTCCGTAGGTATATATACCTACGGAGTGCAAACAAAAAGTGTTGAGGTATATATACCTATGACAGATATGCTTGAAGAGTTGCCTATGACAGATATAATACATAATCTCTGCGAAAGGATCAGAAAACTGCAATCTTACATAGCGGCTTTGGTACGTCAATGGACTAAAGAGATAGATGAGCGATAGCAACGATTTTCCGAGAGTTATCTCAGGTTGCAAAGCCATTCATGGCTGTAGTGAAAAGAATAAGTGTGAACGATACCATCAATATTTAAGATCGAAGCCAGGATTTGGATTTAACGCCAATCATACCTGTATTATTCCACTAAAACATTTTATCAAATGCAACTCATCATCGAATTAAACGAATCTGATCTCGTCCCGATTGCCGAGAACGCGATCAAATACTTGTTAAGAAACGATCAGTACGGAGGAACTGGAGAAGCTGCGGAGTATATCAAGAATCAGACGAGATACGCGTTGATGGAGCATCTTAGAAATATTGATCTTTATGGAAAGGTTCAAGGTATAGCAACAACCTGCTTTAACGATATTGTTGAAGATGTGGTCAGACAAGAAATCATTGGAATTATCAAAAAAACTGTCAAAGAACTGAAAGATAAAGGAATGGTAACAGAGGCGCATAACGACCAAGGTGAGGCACAGCCTCCAACAAAAAAGCTATGAATACACCTAAAGACTCAACGGGAGGCTGTTGTCCTCCACCGCCTTGTTCGGCTTCTTCTATTCGCGAGAAGTCGGAAACCGAGCGATGGTTCTTCATCGCAGACTGGTGCAAGAAAAAGGGCATCTCTCCAATGAATGCTGACAACTTCAATCGTGCCGCGATGGAGTGGGCGAAGCTGAATTGCTTTGAGCCGAACGCAAAGCTAAGCGGGACACAACAGCGCGAGGACAAACCATGACTGAAGACACAACTACCGACCCCAACAACAGGCCCGCTGTTGTGGCTCCGCTTGAGCGACAAGTTAGGCGCTACCCGCTGGACGTTGAAGGCGGGCAGACGGACGAAGGCGCCTACTGCATGAGTAAGGGGCACCACGACAAGGCGGCGTTTCTTGAGGAAGCGCGCATTTGGTGGGGCGATGAGATGGAGAACTGGACCGAGCCGGAACACAAGTGGCTGCGCGTGGTGCCCGACCCCAGCGAAGAGTGGCGGCGCGGATTGCTGATGGACGCCAAACCGCACTCGCGTGGGGCGTTCCCGGCGACGTGGACAGAGCGCCGTAGCGCCTAACGCTCGGATGAGCGGCTTGTCCGCTCCATCCGATGGTTAGGATTAATGCGGATGGTAGTCTGCTTCATAGAAAAATATTCTAATGAAAGCACGTTGTGGTTGCAACATGCTCACTATTGTACATAACTTAATGACTATTCCAAGTATAAAGTTTGTCTGCCCGAAATGCGGCAAAACCGAGTTGAGTATTTCAACTAGACCGCTATACTGTCATTGCGAGGGTAGAGGAGCAACACGCACTAATTGGGATTTGTCAGGACCAGTAAAAAAAGTGCGGAAGCGCAAGTTTACCACTAAAACTAGGATGATAAAGGATAAATAGAGGGTGTTATTTTTATGAGCAAGCGTTGGTCTGAGAGTAAAAAAGATTTAGTTATAAATAAAGAAATCGATCTCTTCTTAAAGGAGATTGTTACTATTTTTCAAAAGTATAACTTATCAATCGGTCATGAAGATCGAAATGGTGACTTTTTGATAGAAAAATATTCTATCGAAAACTCGTTATGGTTACAAGATGCTCATGATAATACTGATAAACAATCTCGTGATGAGACATAAGATTACTTCTTCTTAGACTTCTTACGCTTTTTCTTTGCCTTTCTCGCTACGCTTAGAGCAATTGCTATTGATTGCTTTTGCGATTTTCCGCTTTTCATCTCTCTCTTGATATTCTTACTAATACTTTTCGCGCTAAAACCTTTGATAAGCGGCATATCGAGTTCTCCTCATACGACATAGATAGTCGGTTCGCTCGTTTTACGTCCTACGATCTGCCCGTTCGCAAGGATCACTTCATCACCTGGACGATACTGGGTGGCATCGGTACCTGTCTTGCGTAACCGTTGCGATCCAATCACCGTGGCAATCGTTATCGAGTCCCCAGAAGTAGCGATAACCTTGCCGCTTGAAACAGGACGATCTTGAAGTAACTGCTTGAGTTGTTTTAAAGGGTGCATCACACTCTCGGCTTGCGTAAGTTGATGGTCGTGGAGGCAGACATATTACCCGCATCATCCGTCGAAATACGATGGCTAACTCCAGTCACTTTCCCTCGCCACACCCCCAACGCTGAATCATCCACCTGCACGATCTCTCCCAAACGCACGTCGCGCAGCTTGATCTCCAACACGGGCGCATCAGCGAGCGCACCTTGATCGAGTTCCGCTCGCCCACGACTCAACGCCGCCTCAACGGTGGATAATAATACGTCCTGAATGTCATCGCCTGGAGAAATCCCTTCTCCACGAATAACCACGATGTCGACCATCAGGCAATACTACCAATCGCGATAATCAGAACTTCGGTGATATCCTCGGGTACCGCACGCAAGGTGTATAACGAGCCTGTCGTCGTATATTGAGCACGTAATACCCCTGCCACACTTGATCCATCAGCCATTTTTAAGTTAGATCGTGTTCGTTCGGGTAGGGTAGTGATTTGAGTAACCTCTGTTCCCACGATCTTCAAACAGCGACCCTGCCATTCCAGAGTGACCGATCCCGAGGGTGGATACCCGAGACTACCACTATCCGAGTTCGAGAAGGTAATATACTCATCAATCGTCTTCGAAGCCGATCCCGATGCGGTAACACCCCCCGATGTGGATGCTGGACCGTATTCCACCGTCACGTTAGAGTCCTTAAACATCCAAAATCCAACCGTATCACCTGGAGAGAAGGAAGTGTCTCCCCCATTCAATCCATCTTCACGATCATCGATTTCAAGTTTAAGAACACCCTCGGTAGCGGTCGTATCTTCCGAGAAATTAACATTAAGCGTAGCGACAACTACCTCAGCCATTTTGCGTCTCCAATAATAAGAATTGTGCTTCTATTTCTTCAACCGGCTCCGAACAGTTTATTGGAACCGATAAATATCTGGTAACGTATTCCACCTTCGCTAAACTGTAGCCACCATACGATCCGTTACCTGCTTCGATAGTGGTGGCATAAGGCGTGTAAACCGCCGCACCCAAATCCTCATCCAACCAATCCAGAGAAGTCAGCGTCATGATCGGATAGGATGTTGAACTGGTGCGCTCGGAGAAAGTAATGATTTCAGCGGGATAATCGTCGTTGTCATCATTAATGGCTCGCGTTCCTTCAGTAACCGCACCTACCGAGATGACCGATGGTCGGGTAGTCACGATCCGCAGTCCTTCCCGCCACGGCGATATAAACACATAGAGAATCCCATTACGTGGATCGTCGTTCTCGCCAATCTTGTTCGGTACATACTCCAAACGATCTTGGAAGCCCGCTTCACTATCGTAAATGCGTACTCTATCGATCAATTCATCTTGCGTAGGTGATTCATTGGCTGAATAAATAACCCGTTCATCGAGTTCATGATCAGCGCCAACCCCGTCGAGTCCCGCAATCGAGGTTGGCCAACGATGCCTACAGACAATACCACCACCGGGTTCGGATTCGATCAAACCGCCAACCGCCTCCACTACCTGCTTAGCGACGGTGAGGGGATCGGAACGTTCCGCAGCCAGTCGATAGGCGGGAATCATCCAGTCCACCACATGCCAGGTATTCGCACCCAACAGTTCCGTCACCACGGCGGAGGCCATGATCGGTATATCCCAGGTCTTGGTAAGACGATCCGCGCGAGGCCGCGCCTTGGCAACCAATGGCGACAATCCAGAAATCGTGCAGGTTTCTTGATAATTGCCTTGATCATCGATGCTTCGTTGCAACGAGCGACTATCAACAATAAAGTTAAAGTCTACATTAAGCAAACGAATAACAAAAGCGGTATCACGTGGGAATCGAATATAATCTTGTGAATCCTTGAGCGTCATCTCACATTGCCAATAGGGAGAATCCTCATCGGCAGTGATCGATATTTCCATGAAATCATACGTGTTTAAACCACCATCACCTACTGTTATCAATCCAGCGTCAATAATGGATGTCGTCGATATGGAATGATAGCGTGTTTCATGCAGTTGGCGTTGTTCGATATCAGCCTTCCATCCAGATTCGTGTAGGATAGCGTCTTGCACAATCGACTGATAAAGGATTTCATGCAGTAAGAGAGCAGGCGCGAATGACGCATAACTAACAGTATGGAAGTGGGTGGCTGTACTAAACGATGCTGATGAATAAAGAACTTCATGTAATCTATTTTCTAATACTAACGCGGAAGCATTATAAGAAACTTCATGGTAAGCATAATCACTTTCTACACCAAAAGCTCTATAAAGAACTTCATGAAGTCGACTACTTGAAGTGGCTGGTGCTGTTAGTGTAGCTTCATAAGAAATAAGATGTGTTCTTTGACCTTCGGCAGTCCATGAAATCGTATGAAAACGCTGTTGTGGACTTAGATCATAACTAATATTATGAAGACGAGAACTGGATACTCCATAATATACTTCATGAAGTCGTGGGGCGGGTTCTTCTCCTTGAATGATAACTGTAAAACTAGGCCACGTAGCAGCAAGATAGTTTAATGTAGTTGTATATCCACGAGCGAGTAAGGGGCCTATTCCTATAAATCCTATCGACACATTACCTTCAGCGCCAGCACTATCTATTGGTCCTATTTCTATACTACCAATATTCTCGTCTTTTTCTATTTCATACGCGGACGCATACAGAGGTCCAATACCAACATGACCCGCGCTATAATCGATAACAATTTCGGTATCTTCACCTTCACAATCAATAGGACCAATCCTAATCAATCCATAATTAGGTGATCCTTCCGCTCCTATTATATCAACTGGACCTATACGTATTGCTGCTTTAACTCTATCCAGCAAGGTTGCGCTAATATCAATAGGTCCAATACTAGCAGAACCAAAGTTTTTATCTCCCTCTACACCTATCGCGCCTAACGGACCTATAGGAATTTCACCGGATTCATAACCATCATTATACTGATCTTCATAATCAGTAATAAGTGCGTTTTGTATATTATCAAGATAACCGTATAACGAGCAATCTCCAAATAAAACACTACCGCTCTTTTTAGAACTTGTGTATACTAGAGTTGCCATGTTATATCAGCCTTAGCAAGGAACAGCTTCGTCAGTGTAATATCTTATTTCTTCATTAACACGCTCTATTTTAAATAACGTGTTATCGAATGGAAATGATTGAAGAGAAGTAAGCAATGAACCACTTTCTATAATAGCGTATCGTCCTCTATCTATAAAAAATCCAAACTCAATTTCATTCTTCGATACATTTTGATTAGAAGAATTTAAGCCGCATACAACGCCAATAGCACTCTTAGGAACCGAGAATGTAAAACAGCCGTCACCTAACAAGGTCGCTACAGTCCTTGCGCCTGCGTCCCAAGCAAAATCATACTCGTATCGTATAGTCATTATGGCACCAGTATAATTTGATCGCAGCCTTTAGAAAGGGCTACTTGTACTGCTGGAGGTAAAGAAATAGAAATAAAACAAATTACTATTTGTGGTACGGGTTCTACTGGTTGTGGGTCTGGTGTATTATCAATAGGATCGATTGGTCTGCCGCCATCAAAAGGATTTTTAGGCTTAGTTATTGGCTCGCCATCATCGACTCGACGCATTCCAGTAATTTTTACCAAGTCAGATGAACAAGCCATTTCTACATCCCCAGTTGGATTGTAAAATAATCTATTGAAATATTTGTTAAACTTGTTATGGAATTCGTATACAATATCAATTCATCACCAACCACCCCATCAATACGTGGATAATAAACACTAGTTATTAATGGATCGTTACCGCTCCAATAAAATCGCCACCAACTTGCCGTTCCTGATCGAATACCTTTAAGCCGCCAGATTCCTAAATTAGTAAGTATTCCTGGCGATCCTGCTTGTAAAAATAAGCCAGCCTCGTAAGGATCGTTTGGAAATACAAAAGCACGACCTTCCGTGGTTATTTGTCCTAGTTCAACCCCTGATGGCGCGTTATCTGGCGTGGAAGGAAGAGTACCCGAATAAACTCGGATAATCCCTCCATTCATCATCATGCCAAGGCCATAATTTCCGGCCAAGGCATTACGCAATCCAGTGGAAAATCGCGCCATTGGGGTTTCCTCAGTTAGTAAGAACCGACACAGAGAAGGCATCCAAAATCTTGGCGTCTAAATCGGTATCGGTAACAAGCACTGGGGTTGTTAGGAAAATATCGGAAGTCGCCAGATTTCCACAGGTTCCCTGAATACGGCAATACGCGGTTGAAATGCCACCAATAGTCGCGCCTTTCTCAGTCGAACCAATCAATCGCCAGTAATTAGGCGTGCCCGCCACCGTTGCTCCTTGCCACGTTTCCGTGGTTTCCTTCACGCAAGCGGTATCAACCGCTGAAGACTCGAACGTCACGCCAGTACCATCGCCATCCACCGTAACCGTCCAGCACAACGTACCCGCCACCGCCGCGTCCGCTGTCGCCGGCTCGGTACCCTCATAGAACATGACTTGCCCACCATCAAAAGCCGCTTTAACCGAACCAGTGACGGCCAGATGAGTACGAAGTCCAGAAGAAGTTTTAACAGCCATAATTTACTCTCACCATTTACGTTTAGGACAGAATAACCAAACTCGTGCGGAGATACGACAGCCACACACATCACAAACCCACTTTTTATCGAGTAGCTTTCTATGCTCACATTGCAAACATATCGCTGTTCTCTTTTGAATAAACTTAGGTAAATTCATTATTCACAATACTCAATACAGTTTACATAGGAAGTCCAAACACAGCCCGTTGGAACCCAATCTGTAAATATTTCAATATCACTTATTAGTAAGTCATTATATCCATTAACAGTGCCATACCATCCATTAGGAGTTATTGAATTAATACATTCTCCATCAACTTGATCGCCTACATCTAATAGAAGTTCTATAGGCGGTGTGCCATCAGTGGGTATGCCACTATATATATCAAAATATGCCTCAAACCAGTTTACTTCGGCCCCATTCGTATAACTAAATCTAACTCCAAAAACATTCCCACCATCCAATTGAACCGGATTATCTGCTTTAAAAGTTAAAACATCACTTGTCGCTGTAAGAGACCACTGCCCCGATCCTAAATATAAAGTATAGGTAGTTTCTTGCCAGAACTCATTGGTAGATGCTGGAAGCCAATCAGCCATTGATTCTTCTCCTTACGCTATCAGCATTGTAATGCCTACGCCAAACATAAAAAGGCTTATTTATAAAACTGATTGCATAATCTTTATCTATTAAAGATTCTATAAAACATCGCCCTTCTGATTTTGTTGCTTTATTATGATCCCAGTTTTCAAAATCACTTAAATACTTTAAAGCAATCTCTCGTTTAATAACTATCAAATGATGAACCCAGTCGTTACAAAAAGTTTTATCGTCTACTTTTCCAGATATTCCTGTTATATATTCTTGCGTACAAGCAGCTACCGTATTTTCTTTTTCAATAGCATCAATACACGCTTCAAATCCACCAGCAAGGACATAATCATCAGGGTCTACCCATGATACATAGTTACTATTGCTCGCACGAAAAGCAAGCGCCCTGGCCTTGCCTAAATCATCTTTTATTCCAGAGCATACCTGTATATTGACGGACTCTTCTTTTAAAGAATTCATACATTTATCAAACCATTCCTTATTATCTCCAGGCATGGTAAGAACATGTACATCAATAAGGTGTTTATTCATAAATAACACCTAGCGGTCTAATATCCGTCAACTCGCCAATCCCTACCAAATCCTCAAGCAAGAAATTGGCATCAATTATCGTTCTTTCCTTTACTGTCGGAGAAGAGCTAGTGAATCCCCATACCGGACCTACATAAAATTGGGAGGCTACCTTATCTTTGTATTTTGCTGAATATCCATAACCTTCATTAAAAGCAATCCAATTAACAGGAATTCCTATTTCATAGCCATGAATCATGTGAGTTCCGCTAGCACGAACGGTATCTTCCACATAAAAATTAACCGTACTAAACATCTTTGAATAGCTTGCTGGATATGTCCCAACTATAGTCTTGGCAACATAAAACTTTCTAGTAGGGTAGGCGTCAAGATGATATTCTATGTAATAACTTCCCCCAGACGGCATGTTAAAATAAACCGGTATTGCGGCCCATACCCCAAACGAAACCAGGAACTTATGCACACACAAAATATTGTGCATGACATCGCCATACGATCCATTCTGTTTAGTTATACTTCTAACTACCGTATAGGCATCAGTTGTTAAATCTACCGATGGATAAGATTTCAACAGCTCATTGTTATAATAAACATCAGCTTGAATGGCTAACCCAACTCCACCCGAATTAACAAAATCTATTTTATATTTTATATAGGATACATCTTCAGTAATCGGATTAAAATACAAAAAGTTTATAAAATAGTTATCGTCAATCCCGGTATAATAATTTTCACTATAAATATCACTCGATCCAGAGAAGTTAATCTTTTTTATTTGTAATCTCTTGCCAGATGCAAATATAATCGTATCATTTGCACTAAACTCGGTACTGAATTCTGTAGCACTCGTCCATTTCTGATCGGATAGCAAATCCATCTCATAACCAATATATCTCGTATTTCCATTAAGGTCTACAAAAGGTAGGATATTTACAGTACCAGATCCTTCTTGTTTATAATTATATTTATCGTTAGGTTCATCATAGGCAGACACAGTATAAGTAATATCTGGTCCATTTATAATATCGCCAAACGAAAAACCACTATTACCATTAAAGTTTAAAATACGTTGTCCAGCCGGGCACAGCGGGAAACTATCGCTAGGAAGATCAGTAAAGTAATACGTATATTCGTCGTCTGTTAAAAGCTCGGAACATAATGAAAAAGCGGTGTTACCATCAAATGAAAACCAGAAACACGATATAAAGGGAATATCTTTAACACCGAGTCTTATACTGTATTCTAACTCCCAATCGTCGTGTGCCGCGTAAACAGGACGCCGATAAGCATACACGGTTACAGCATTTTCATTGCTTGGATCACGTAGACTGAAAATTACCCTAAAGCACAATAACCCATCATGCATGAAAACAATCGTTCCTTGGTTTACCGCATACGCTCCTTTATCCTGTTCAGCATCATAGATCGGTTTAATAAAGAACGGACGACCTTTATAATAACAATAAGTTGCTCCGTTCTCATACTGGTACGGCCTACTGACTGGAGAAAAATAATTGGTTGTTGTAACGACACCATAACTCGTTCTATGCTCGCAATAACCCGCATAGAGCCAACGCTGATGTTGTACGAATAACTGCGCCCATGCTTTACCAGATACCGGTGGATCGTAAGACTCATCAAGAGAACTTGGTATTCCCGCAACACTACCTTTTTCCGTGATGGTGGCGGCTACGTTTCCAAATACATCCAGCGATGTGGAACCTGCTGGCTCGTCCCAAGTGCTACTGATCATGTTCGCGTAATGCAGTGGCGACTCCCGCCATCCTAACGCGGCTTGCACACCCGCTTCGGCTGAAAAACCACTTGCGGACGCACTTAAAAATAGATTCTCTGCATAGCCAGAAAAGACACCACCATTCAATAACCGATATTCAACGGTTCCGTACCCGTTTCTATAAAGTTCCTCGTTTTCATGAAACATAACCTGAGCGCGTTGTACCTCACTCAAGATCATCCGTGAAGCACTAACAAAACCTCGTATTTCTCTACTAACAGGCTCTCTTCCTACCTCGGCTCTATATACATTGGTCTCTTGGAAAATAGCTTCATAAGCATCGTTGTCATATAATAACTCTTCAGGCCAGTGACAGTACCAATCATCATCCTCTGATTCGTAGATCAATGCTTCACGATCAGCATCAAATTGTCTGTTAGGTAGCTCACCAACTAAATTACCATCACCATCAACAGTAGGTCTTGTTAAGCTACTAAAATTATAGCCAGCCGTCCATCTATTAATGCCCGGCACATCAGGCCAATTTGTTCTATTATCAGATATTTCCCAAAAATTATCATCGGATGCGGTTGGCTCGTAACCTAATGGCCAATAGACTATTTTAATTTTAGGAGAAGAAACCGCCGTTGCTGATTCTCTAAGTCTACTATTTGTTTCTGGAAGTTGTAATGATGTTAAAATATCTTCTGATATTCCAGATATATACTCAAAACGATCTAAATATTTATTATTAATAAATCTATTTATAAGGCATTGGTTTAATGCTTCATTACCAATAGTAAGTAGTGTTCCAAACGGTGCATTTATCTTTTCTCCAGTAATTCGATCACGCTTTGGAAAACCATATCCATATTGTGCAAATACAGTATGCGGAGTAAGAACTATTCCTTCTGGCTCCCATGCGAAACAAGCAAAGTTATAACCTAACGACCATCGCAATCCTGATGCAAAATGCCGTCCTCTACCACTCATTACCGTGGCCTCGAATAAGCGGATGCACCAGGATATTCATTCTGAATTTTAGCTATCACTTCTTGTTTATCGACTTCAAGAAATACTTCACGCCAACTCCCAAAAACTTGGGCGTGTCTGAAATCCTCGGCATTAGATGCTTTCGATCCACCTGGAGGTTCACCAAACCGAATTTCATAAAGTGGATTGTAATCAGAATTACCAAAATAGGGATTCTCCCATCCCCAATAACCATCACCGCCATTATTGAAATCGTTGTATCTTAAATAACCTGAACTACTCACTTCGACAATCAAATGGACTCGTTCATCCACAAAACAATTACCACCATCCACCGTATCGGTATAACCATCAAATGTTCCATCAGGTGGATAATCAGACCGTTCGTCACCTACTTTTTCTCGATTGTTGTCATACGTCGATTGCCAATTTCGTGGAAACTCCCACACGCCTTGCGGATCGAGTACGATCTTTGATACCACCCGCGCATATTCCACAAAATCAGGAGATTCCTTTATATCCAACTCCATTTCCAATGTTTCAACCGCTTGCTCGTTATAAGCAAATAAACTCCCCAATCCAAATACGCCACCATACACCCCCGCCGCGCCTGTCGTCGTCTGCGTAAACTGGGGTATATAATAAACAACTTGATATAAAACAGTATAAGATACCGAACAGACTCCATAAACAGATTGATCGACTACGATAACATCATTATCACTATCGTAGATAATAGTAGGATACACTCTACTAAAAGTAACTCGTCCCAATCTATCCGTGTTCTTTCTCATAAACACCGAACGAGTAAGATCGAAAGTAACGCCTGTGGCGTTTGGGTATTTCAGAGTAGCCGTCCTGCTATCTGAAAATGTTACGCCTTCTCCCCAAATATATCTGGAGCGCATTTCAGCACCAGTAGCCGTTCCTACTGAAGCGATATATTCAGCCGGCATCGAAGAATAACAGTGTACGATAAGTTCCCCATAGTAACCAAGCCGTTTTGTAGCTTGCACCAAGACAATACGACCACCACGTTCCGAGAACGATACTGAAAGCGTGGAGGTCGTTAGTTCGGTCATTTCAAGACTCGACGAAGAACATCAAACCACGACTCTGTGAACCAAATGCCGTGCAACCCGCCGGAACAATCCGTTTCTCAAGAATCGGAACGGATGGCGGGATCGTGGTAATCACCACGGTATTACCAGCAACAAAAGTACCCCCCCAACACGTCGCTGGAACCGAGAAATAAGCCGCGCCTTTCCCAACATTGGTGGGCGCATACGTGGTATCGCGAGTACCTCCCGCCAAGGTGATCCCCGCATCGGAGGTTACATTGAAGGCCGTCGCGCTAGTGAAGGTGAAGGTAACGGTCTGATAGATCGATCCCAAATTCCCCACCACCATGTACGCTTCCGAGAAGGTGCCAGCGACACTCGTCACCGATTTGCCCGTGGTGGCTCCAGCGACCCCTGTTTCCTCAATTAACGAGGACACATAGGTATTGGTATCACTGTAATCGTTGGCAAGCGTGCCCGCCAAGGTAATAGTGACGACATCGCCCAACACGGAAGGTGTGCCACTGATGGTATGAATCTCGGCGGTGCCCCCTGTTCCCAAACTGGTTTCGTTACTGATACGAATCGATTCTCCATCACGAAAGATGATAACCGCGCCATCCTCCACCAGCACGTCAATCGAGTTCGCGCCCGTCAACACACTATCATCTAGCGCGCCAACCCCGTAGAGGGCCGGAGAGCCAAATCCAGATTGAATGTTGGTTTGCGTGCCCTTGGCGAGATAGAGGCTGTCCTCGCCCGCCGTAGGCCGCCACAAGCCTACTCGCAACGTGGTGGCGGTCTCGTTGGCGGCGTTGTCCACCCGCACGAAGCCTTTGCGCCATTGCGTGGCACCTGTCGTCAACGTAGCCTCGGGAACATTGGGCCACCAGGTATTGCTCCCCCCAGACACCACTTCGGTCTCGGAAATCTTGCCACCATTACTGCTGGTGTCATTCACCACGGCTGACGCATAATAAACCAATTCACTACCAACAATCGCCATATTAATCTACCTGAATAAGATAAATAGAACCGGTATAATACAAACGGCGCGGATCGACGGGGACTAATTGCAGCGGTCCAGAATCACGCCGAAAGCGTACCGTACATGAAAAAGAATCATAAACAAACGCCAAACTTTGCGATGTTTCCGCCAAACTAATCAGTGAATTAACGGTAGCAACCGATAACCAGCCCCATGGTAGTTCCACGGTCAAGGTGATCGGTCGTCCACCCCGCGCATTTTCCATCACCACTGGATTCCCCGCGAGCGCATACCGAATCGTCTGGCCAATGGGTTGCCAATCCAAGCGATCCACCCATTCGATTTGTGACTCGTCGCGACTGGTGAACTGCACGCTGCCGAGACTTCTCATGCGGCTCTCCCGACGCTGGTGAGCAGATTGGCAAGGGCTACGGCTTGATCGCGAGAACCTGATAACCGAATCGACTTCTGTCCTGGAACGTTGATCACGATGGGCGCTCCAGTCACTTCTCCACCACTCGCCATGCGTGGGATAGAAACATTATTGATCAATGGACTTCTAAATTTTCCACCGAGTCGATTCATTTGTTCCAACTGTCCTATTCCAATGGAACGTGCTGCTTCCTTGCGTAAGACGAACTCCCCAGGCTCTAACAAATAATGCAATCGATCACCACCACCATAACCAGGGATAGGCCCGCCTAATCGTTTTGCGTCAACCGATCCACGATTTACAATATCGGCAAATACTTTGATGGTTGCGGTACGACTATTAAAGTCAGCGATAGCCGCATTAACCGCTTCATAGGCCGGATCAGTATTACCATCAACGAATAAATCCACTGACTGAGTAATATCGTTAATTTCTTTTTGTAATTGCGTTAGCGATTCTGGTTCAGCAGTAATTGGCACCTGTCCGACTTGCTGCATTACTTTATTGACTTCGGAAACAAATGCCTGCATCGAATCTGGAGTAGGTTTACCAAACGGAATAGGAATGCCAGTAGTTAAGGTTTGCTGAATCTGCTCTACACCATTCTTTATTGATTCTGGTGTAAATTCCAAGCCCGGCTTAACGATAGTCAATCGATTGAGTTGCCTATTCCAACCTTCGGTATCGGTTACATCTACTTTATCTATTTTTATCGTATAACCTTGCGCATTCAAGGAATTCTGTATCTCTGGAGATAGCGCCGCAACTTGTTCCTTGGTATTATCATTGGAGAAATTGATATAATAATTACCTTTATCAATTCCGGTTTGAACTTCGGAGACTAACGCTTGCACGGATTCTTGGGTAGGCTTCCCTAATGGAATAGAAATGCCATCTGGCAGGGCTTCTTGAACCTGTTTTATTCCACTATTTAATTGTGATTTTAGGGTATTAGTATTTATTGAAACAGTAATGGTGGGTTTCGGTGTTACCTCATCAAGATTCTTCTGAACCTCATCTACGCTAGCTTTTGCCTCTTCTTTTGTAGGCGATTTAAGATTAGATTGAATCTCTGCATTTTTTAATACCTTTTGATAGTCTTTAGATAGTTTAGTCTGACTTTCAATTAGCGCTGTCTGATCTTCATAAATCTTTTTAAGTCTATTTGCATTACCCAATTCCCTGGCTTTCGCTGCGGCATAAGTAAGTTGCTCATTAGCTTGTTCTCTCAACGCATCCAAAGTATCCTTACGAGTAGCGGCTTCTTGTTCATTAGCCCCTACTCCTTTCTTTACTTCTTCATTGTATTTACTTACCGCGTCTTGCGATTGTGTCCATGCGTCATATGCCGCTTTATCCTTGGCGGATTTCTCAAAGAAATCAGCGGCTTCTTGCGTGATCTGACCTTGAGCCGCCCACCGTTTATATTGTGATACCGAAACCTCAAGTAATGACTCGTTATATGCTTGACTTAGCTTTAGTTTATCTTGTTCTAATTTAGCCTGTTCCTTGGAAATAACCAATAAAGGATTCTTGGCTCTAGCTTCTGTTCTTAAATTATCAAGATATTCTTTATGGAATAAAGAGCGTTGTTTTTCTCTATCCGTGGCTTGTGCTAGTAAGATGTTCTGTTTTTCAAGTTCACGATTAATAGCTAATCTTTCAAAGTTCTTACCAATAACATCGGCAATTCCTTCAAAAGATTCCTTGGTTCTTGCTTTCCAATTAGCCCCTTCCCGTGTTATCGCGGCAGTCATTTCCTTTAATTTAGCAACTTCTTTATTATAGGAATCATCAACTGTTTTGCTTCTTTCCTTGATCGCATCTGTGGATTTCTTATATTCTTTATCTAATTCTCTAATTTTAAATAAAACATCTTTAACTTCTTCATTAGTTCCAAAGATTTCTTTCCAATTTCGTTTAATATCTAATATAGCTCTATTAAACTCATGCTTTATATTCTCTATTATTATGGATATATAACTAGAAGCCTCATTAAATGCGGCTTTAAGCCCTTCTACAATAACTTTTCTAAGTTGTACGGGAACTTGATCGAATAGAGTAATCTGTCTTCCAAGGGTCTCAAATAAGTCCTTGGTTGAAGCAACAAATACTCCGATACCTTGATCTATGCCTTGAAGCACGGATACCGCACCAACCACAATCTTTGAGAAATCAATATTTGCAACCGCGTCTTCTATGGGCTGTAATGCAATTCTGGCTTCTCTCGGAAGAGATTCAAATAGAAATTTAAAATTACGAATCAATCCAGTTGGAGAAAATTCAACGTTACTTAGTGCATTTTTTATATCACCACCTAACGCACCAAGATCGTTTTTTACATCACTAGCAAACTGACCAATAGTTCTTGAAAGTGCTGTTATCTCGCCAGCAAATCCTTGTACTCCATTTTTAGCATCAGATAATATACCCTCAACATAAAGAATCACATCGCCAAATGCTCTCCATATTCCAGTATCACCAATAGCTTTGAACAACAAAAGCATTTGATTCTGCAATAAAGCTAGCTTTTGATCAACGGTAAACTTTGATCTTTCGAGAACTTGATAGGTATTTTTCCATTCCTTTGAAACCAATACTATTGTTCTACGCAGATTATCGCCTTTAATGACCCCCTGTTCCATGAACTTAAAAAGTTCTGCTGGAGAAATTTTAAGGGCTCGCGCAAAATCTTGAATAGCCGTTGGTAATTGCTCACCTAATTGCTGTCTGAGTTCTTCGGCAAAGAGTTGATCCTTTGCTAGAATCTGTCCCATGGCGCGGAATCCGCGCTCAAACTGAACCGCATTGGCTCCCGTTGTGCTTAATGCATTACCAAGCGCTTCAAAAAGTTCTTGGGTCTTTAATCCTTCAAGCGAGGTATTCTTGGTAGCGGCATTAAGCGCCAAGAAGGATTGTGAAACATAACGTATCGGTAAGCCCAACTTTTCAGCGGAACCTGTCAACCGATCAAAATAAACATCACCTTGTCCGCCAGTAATGGCATTAAGACCACGAAGCAACTTTTCAATTTCACGATTGGCTTCCGCAAAAGCAGCAATAATCTGATAAATTACACCGGCTGTTGCAAATCCCGCCATCTGCGGACCAAAGGCAAAACGTAACGCCGCACCAAACTCCTGTGCAGCATTCATATTGCCTTTTAATAGTTTGCCGAGCGTGGAAACCTGTTGTCCCTGTCTGCCGAGCGCTAGCGTCCCTTGATTGGTTGCGCGAATCCTTTGAATCTCGGCGCGTGCTTCTGCTTCTAACTCACGAACACGAGACTGCAACCCCGTTCGAGTACCTCTGGAAGTAGATAACTCACTTTGCAGTTGCAATCTACGGGCATTGGCTTGCGCATTAGCCAATCCAGTAAGCTGCTTGATTTCTTGGGTAAGCGACTGCTCATAGGCTTTCTGAGCGGCGATCTTGGCATTGATCTGCTTGATCTCGTCGCTTCTTAAACTAGAAGTATTTCTTTGAAGTGCAAGTTCCTTATTTTTCTGAGCTATTTTTTTATCAAAAAGAGTATTTTCTTTAACATATTGTTTTGCGAGTTTAACGTTATCTTCTAATATAGCTCTATTAGCAGCTCTAATTTTATCAGCCTGTTGTTTTAATGTATTATCTGATATTCCTGTTTGTTTTTGTGTTCGTTTTGCTTCTTTATATTTATCAACCATTAAAGATAGTTCTGCTCGCGCAAGACGCAAATCTTTACTAAGTTTATCAGCACCAAGCGATCTGTATACTCCTTTCTCAGCACGTAAACTACGAATGCTATTTTGTAGTGGGACTATCGCACTATTTGATTTTAGTAATTCATCCTTAACTTTTGCGAGATCATTTTGAAAGGTCTTGAGCGTACCCGCACTAACCGCCGCATTAAGCGCGGTATATTTAGCACGCAGATCATCTAATGCTTTAGTGGAAACACCTAAACCCGCAAAAGCGGTTTT